ACCGCCACCAGTCACCGTCTTAACCAGATACTTCTTCCAGCCACGGTCACAACGCCATGCCCTGCCGAAAGGCTTGGGCTGATAGTCCACCACCATCGTCAACATCAGACGGTCACCGTTATCGGCTAGCCAGTTGATCCATTTCTCTGCCACCTTGCGGTCACCACACCCTGAGTGTGGTGACCCACGGTAACTGAGGTCAACCGCCCTACCTGTCCCGTGGACGCTGGGCTTGGAGCCGCCACGGATCGCTCTCCGTCCATAGGAACCGTTATTAAAGAACGCTCCCCCTGTGGCTTTCACAAACTCTCGGATGAACTGTTCGGTTCCTGCACGCTTCTTCGTTGCGTACCCGTCGAACCCTACATACTTTCTCATAACCCTAACTCTTCTTTCATTTCTTCTCTTGCGGCTTTAATGATTTCTTCTGGAGTTTGATACTCCGACTTTGCTTCACGCATAATCTTTTCGATTCGATACACCGTAGAGTCTACCGCTTTCCTTAGTTCTTCATCGGTTAGATCACGGTACGGGATACCTAGATAGTTGGCGAACGTTGTCAGGAAGTCACGTGACTTGTAACGCTCTGGCCCACCGAGGAAATCTTGTGCGCCTTCCAGTCCGACAGCACCCAACGTAGGTTGCAAGTAGCGTTGCAACTGTGACAACGGAGGTAGCAAACTAGGTAAAAGTTCCTGCCAGTATTTGTTGAACTCGGGTTCTTCACCTCGCCACAACCTAGTGATGTTCTGTAACGCTTGCGCTGGACGATCGGTGATACCGACAGGATCTTCAACAGGTCGTGTCAGGTCGCTACCAAACATGGCAGACTCACCCATGCCAAGTTCGGCACCTGCACGAATCAGAGGGTTCGATTGGGCAACAATCCTAGACAGACCGCCGCCACCTAACTGGTTGATTTGTTCCTGCAAACCAACCATCGGTAGGTCTGGCATCAGCACCTTGTCTGCCCCTAGCATGATCGGGTTGCGGTTCGACATCCATTCTGGAAGAATGGTGTCGTAGTCTCCGCCGCCATCAACAACACGTTCATAGGCGCGGTACATTGCTGGCCGTGTAATCATGTTCACCATCTGCAACTGGACGTTGCGGCTAGCAAAAGTCCAGAACGGAATGATCTGCTTCATCGTCCTGTCGAACCCGCTAAGGTCAGAGTAGTCGAAATGGTAGCGTCGGATACGTGCCGCATTAGCGTTCATGTCCCAACCTTTTTGCACAGCATCTAGAGCCATACCCATACGTGCCGCAATCTCAACTGTTTCGTTGACACGTTGCTGTCCACGTGTGAGCGCATTGTTGTAAGTCCAATCCCAGTTCCGTTTAGCCTTGCCGCCAACCACAGGTTGCGGCTTGATGCGCTTAATCAAAGGCAACACTTCGTCGATGGCTTGACCGCCACCAGAAATCAGCACCGCTTCATACGCTTGCTCCAGATCGTCACGCATCTGCTTGCCGTACTTGCGTTCAGCCCAATCCAAAGCGTACGTTAAACCACCCTTCTCGGTGTTGCTAGTTCTGATCCTTGCCAGTTTGCCAGCGAACTCAATGCCAATCTGAGTGTTCTTAAAACCTACGTCTGCCACAGCGTTGTTGAACGCCGCAGTCATAGCGTTACGCACCGTAAATCCTGGGGTTGCGATAGCCCACGCCTTAAAGAACCTAGTGTAAGCACGATAGTATTTCAAAGCATCCTTCCAGCCGTCAGGATCTACCACCTTGCGGATACCAGACATCCATTCGTCCATGATTTCTTTAGGAACCTGAACACCTAAACCTTGCAGTTCAGACCATCCGTCAAGAATATCTTTCTCCATCTTCTGTAGATGGGAGGCAGACAACTGGGCAAAAATCCCTTCGTTCATTGTTATCTCACCATCAAGGAACGCTAGGTCTGCCTCCATGCCATGCAACTGTTTGAACACCCTGTCGTACGCCGCACGCTGACGGTTATCCAAAATACTAGGATCGTTAATCTGCTGTGTGATGCTTTCAACCTGATCGAACCAGTCTTTTGTGGCCTGCTCGCTAGTACCCTTAGTCGGCTGACTCTTCAACAGATCATCTAGACGTTTAATCTTGTCGTCATACTCTGCACCAACAGTCGTGACCCAAGTGTTCTGATCTGCGGACAACGCATTAGCGGTGTCCATATCGGTAGCAATACTGGTCACCTGCTTCTCCGTGTCATCAATATATTTGACCAGAGGATCATTCTCCACAGCGGCATCGAACTTGCGTTTCTCTGCCGCAACCTTCTTGTTCAAAACAGAACGTTCTTTGTATTGCGCCTTCAACTCTGGAGTGGTCTCAGAAGCCTCTAGATTGCGTTGTACGCCCCGTTCAGACCTAGTAAGCCCCGACCTAGCACCCCCAACGTCACGGCCAACCTGAGCGATCGCCTCTTCAGCGGCCATAATATCCGTATCAGCCACATCCATACGGGTCTGAACCCGCTGACGCTGGTTCAAAAGATTCTCAAACTCCTGCATCACCTGCGCTTCACGAACAAAAGGATCAGCAGGCTCAATGCCGCTCTCAGGAACAACAGCACTCCACTTAGAAGAACCCATCTCAATGCCAGCGAACACATCGTCAGTGGTGCCCCTGAAAAGATTCTGTGCTTCCGTGCTAGAAACCAGCAACTTGTTACCCATGCCGTAATCTACGTCAGGCAGAACAACAGTGACACGGGCACCCTCAGGGTTGGCGGCCTGCGCCGCCGCCCTGATAGAGTCATCAACAATGGCGTAAGCATCCTCAGGATCAAACGGTTCCAACGACCTAGCGGACAGAACCGTGTTGATCTGATCCGCCAACTCATTCAAGTAAACCTCTACCACTTCAGGGCTTGTCTCAGCAGAACGCCCCCAACCTTCGATCGTAGCAATCAAACCATGCAAATCTTCAGGCACCCTAGGGTCAACGTCCGTTCCTAGCGGGGAACGCAACAGACGTGAAGTTTCCCGCACAATGTATTCACCCAGCGCATCATCACCAGTAGCGGCCACAACATTGTCAGCAATACTGGAAGGCAAACCAACAATGATTTCCTGCACATCCTCCAGACGCAACCCTAGATCGTAGGTTTGCTGAATGTCTGGAGCAGGCAACGCCACAGGGTCAGGGATCTCATCAAAAGTATCGTAAAAGAACACCGTGTCGTTAGCAGGCTGACTTTCCAAATGCGCCTTAGACGTATACATCATCCCATCAGGGAACACCTCAGGGTCATAGTCAATGTCAACCATTTCCCGCAACAAATACTTTGTTTCATTCGTCGCAACAAGCGACTCCTCAACCACAGCCATCTCCGCCTCAGCAGTAGTTCGACGTGTGGACGCTCCAGCCTTCTTACCTTCAGCCTTAGCCTGTTTAGTTTCCAACGACTTCAATCGTTGCTCAAAACGTTTACGTTTTGCGCCAACAATCTCATCAGCCAACACCTTCATGTCAGTCGGACGCTTAGCCCTGCTGGGGAACATTTGAACATGCTGTTCAACCAACGCCTGACGTGCCGCTTCACGCTTCGCAGTACCATTATCAATAGATTTCTTCAACGCTTCTAGTCGCATCTCTAACGGAGCGATAGCAGTCTCATACTCCAACTTGGAAGCGTCAGCATTCTTCGCCAACTGCTTCTTGGTTGTGTCAATATGCTTCTTCAAGGCATCCAAGTCTTTAGTCATCTGAGCAATAGACTGCTCAGTGTCCTCCAACATTGCAGTCCCATCAGACACAGCCTTAGCCAAACGATTCTTAGTTCCCTGCATTTCCTTGGCTAAAGTTCTTTGATTACCCTTAACAGTGGTACGTGCAGAGTCCTGAATCATGCGAACAAGTTTGTTACGTTGACTGTTCAAACTCTTCAACGTAGATTGCACACTGTTCATAGCCTGCTTGTTGTTCACATACTTAGGTAGAACAACACGGATCACATCGTCACCATGCTCAAACAACTTGTCCATATATCTGATACGACGAAAGTTCCTAGCCGCAGAATCAATGTAACTAGACAACACAGTTGAAGCACTCGTGTTGAACCAATCGTAATCCACGTCAGCCTGCTCACGGAACACACGGTTGATTTCCTCAATCGTGCCTTCCTTCAGTTCAACACCAAAAAACTTTTCTTTCTTAACAAGTTTACGTGCACGCAAAGCACCCACGCCACGCTTCATGTCAGCAACAGACTCCTCAAACATTTCGTTAAACATCGACTTGAACGGGCTGTCATCACCATTCTTCTTCAACCAGTCAGCCGCATCAGGAGTAATCGTGTGAGAAAAATAGTTCTCAATATCGTTGATGTTGTTAACAAACTCTGGAGTTAAACCATACTCCTTGGTGATCCGATCCATCGCATCGTTATACATTTGACGGATCTCACCAAACGCCAACTGTGTTTCCTCAGCCAACGCCCTAGCCGTAGGATCAAAAATGTTTGCAACAGTACCGCCCTCAATCGCTAAATGTAAAGCATCATCAAACTCTGACCTAGACAGACGGCTAATCAAATCGTAGTAACGTGAACCAATCAACTGTTGCATCTTGCCGTACTCCGCTTTAGCGGCAAGACTCGCATTGTAGTGTGCAATCATCGACTTGGCTTCGCCGCTAGTTGCCTTGTTGCTGGCAAGCGAACGCAAACTACGCAAACTCTTAGTGGTAAAGAACTCGTTAATCTTGTCGTTCTGCCTCAGCAGACGACTACCACCATACCTAGCGTAAGATGCTCCACGACCAATCGAGTTAGACAAGAAACCTGTGCCACGGATTGTGGAACGCTGACCAAAGTTCAAAGAGATACCAGCATGTTCAATGATGCCAGCGTTCGCCAACAGGCGACGTTGCGCCTTGTCCAAACCGAACTCTCCCAAACGATAAATCTTGCCATAATCTAGTGCCTTAATAGCACCTTGCCGAACTGCGTTCTCTAGGACTTGAACCGCATCTTTCTGCAGTAGACGTGACGCAAGAGCGGCACGTCCAGCCTGACCCATCCACTTGCCTGCACCAAACGACACGTAACTTAAAGGATCAACAGCGGACTGTGCGGCAAGTTCAATGCTGGCATCTAGCGTCCACAACCCTGCGCGTGAAAGCCAACCCAACACAGGGATATCTGGGGTGTCAACCTTGTCACGAATGTTAGGCACAGTCACATGGAACGTTGGGTCACCGTACAGTTCGCCCCAACTAGGCATGTACCCTTGTTTAATTTTGTCTTGCAAGTCAGGATTTTCAACTGCAACAAACTTGCTGGCAATAGTGGCAGGCTGGCTAGATACTGCTCGTGCAACATCCAAAGGATTCTTAGATTCACCCAGTTGACCACTAGAAATAGCCCTAGATAACTGTTCAACCGCACCAATTCCAGTTACAATTCCAGACGAAGCCGCTCTTGAACCTGCTGACATTCCTTCCAAACCCCAAGTCAAAGGTTTCAAATACCACGGAGCATCTTTGCGTTGCTCAGCCAAACCGTAAACGTTGCTGATTGTTTCTCCCCATTTGTCTGGATCAACTTCGTTGCGTTCCAGCAACGCATCGAACACAGCCAACTCTATAGGGGAACGGTTCTGTACGTTCTCTTGCGTCGGAAGAACATTACCAGTATTTACTGGGGTGGGGGTTTGCCCTTGCCCCGATTTCAAATAATCTTCTAATGTCCAGTCGCTATTATCAGAAGAGAACGGGCTACGAATTACTGCCATTATTTTATGCTCCGCCTACAGCAAAGTTCAACATGGATTGCAAACTAGCATTGTAAGGTGTCGCACCCATTGAAGCAAAAAAGTTTGCCATTTCCTCACTATCTCTTTTCCTATTAGACTCTTCTCTGCGTAACTTTTTGTTGATGTGTTCTTGCTGTAAACGCCTTGCCATCGTCGCCGCCGATTCAGTCCCAGTAAAAGCAGGGTTCAAAGGAGCAGGTTGTTCTTCGGGCAGGAAGCGTTCCAACTCTCCACGCATATCTTCCAAAGTGCGTGACGATTCGTACATGGGGGTGAAACGTTCTGACGGGCTAGGCATGTACGCCATGTTAGGAACACCAGCCTCATCATAGTATTGACGCATCGCTTCCTGCTGGCTAAACGGCTCCCAACTATGAGTCCACTGCCCAGTATCAGTATCGTACTGGGAACCTAACGTTTCCAGCAACGGAACAGCCGCAGTAAACTTCGCGGTATAATCTGATTCAGCCTTGCGGAAATCTTCACCCGTTTTTTTCACACCCTCAAAATAATTGTTAACCAAAGCCATATCATATCTATCTGATATGCCTTCATCGTTAACAACTGCGGACATCTGCGCACTTGCCTCCAGCGGATCTAAAGTACCGTTCTCAACCAAAGTGGCAAGACTACTAAATTTGGCTTCAGCATTATCGTTTTGAAAAGCCCCTAAGATGTCCATTCCCTGATCGATTAAACCACCAAAATATTGTTCATAAACAGGTGCCTGCGGAATATCACCAACAATCTGGGCACGCTTGTAATTCTCTTCAGCCTCATACAAACGTCGCTGACGCTCAACCTCTTCCAACATAGCCTGCTCAATAGCGGCAGGATCAATACCGCCAGTAACAGCACCCAAACCCGTGTCATCCAACAAAGGAGCAATGTCGGTACGACCGACACCAGCCTGAAGTGGTGTCTGCAACATCGGGTTCATCATTGATTGCCCGCCAGAAAGCAGATACAACAGTAATGCTTGCTCATCCATCAGACTGCTACTCCTGACTGCGCCGCCATCAAGCGGGCTTCCAACAACATGTTAGCCAAATTGTTTTGCTGTGCCTGCTCTGCGGCACGCAAACGTTCAACCTCAGCGGCCAACGCCTCAGCATACTGACGGCGTTGCGCCTGCTCATTGGTAGCCAAACCGCTAGAAGCCTCCTGAAGAATGGTTTCAACAGCCGCCTGCTGAGCCATACGGTTCGCCTCATCCACAGCGGCTAGACGCTGAGTGTAAGCCTGCGTGCTAGCCAACGATTGATTCAACATCTGTTGTTCCATAGCGCGCACAGCATCTACATCTCTTGTGGACGCTCCAATGTTTTGCAGATATCCTGTTGCGGTGCCAGCCCCAAGGTTGGCAGGCGTAACATTAGAAACAGTGGTAGGCATCAAACCTAGAAGAGCCTGTCTTGCTTGCTGTGCCGCCGCCTGCTGTTTCGCAGTAGCGGCGGCAACATCAGCAGTCAAAGTGTCACCGTAACCGCCGTAGCGTGCTTGTGCTTCTTCAATCAGTTTCCCATAGTCAAGACCAGATCCCTGTATCCCAGCAATATAATCACGCAACGCTGTTGCATATTCAGCATTGACACTGCTACCACCAGTACCAGTGTCAGGTACAGTCTGGTCAGTGTTTAAACTAGCAAGATATTTGTTGTAGGCTGTAGCCCGCCATTGATCTCTTTGCTCTGGAGTCATAGAGTTCCAAATATTTTTGTCAATGTACCCCATTTGTCGCCCGACTTCTTTTCCAAACCACGTTTCAAAAGGATAGACAGGTTCAACCCTATTCATCGTCGTCCCAACTGAACCTCGGTCTGCATCAGCGTAAGAACTATCAACAGCAGGAACATTAGATGTATCCGTAGACGTAGGCGTAGGCGTAATATTGGGCATCGTCCAACTAGGCAAACCCTCAGTGTAATCTATTGTTTGTCTGACGGGTTGAGCGGGCGCAGTGTAACCACCAACATCAGGCATGTTCCAAGTAGGAATCAAATTTTGTCCAGTAGCATAATCCACAGTGTCGTTGGGGTTCCAACTTCCATCGTTGATAACAACACTAGGTTTTCTAGCGTTCCTAGATAGAGGACTACTGAATTGACTGTATTGAATAGCCATAATAACTCCTAGATAAGTGGGGCGGCATTCTTTAATGCCGCCGCATCCGCCGCAATCTGCTTCAACTTGACCTGCTCTAACCTAGCAATCTCGTCATTCAAAGCCTGATCGTAACCTGCTTGCTCTACGTCATACAAAGCCTGCTGTTCAGACATATTACGTAAAACTTCTGCACGATCACGTTCCTGCTGTAAAGCAAAATCTGTCATCGACTTCTTAAACAAACCAGACCTACCTAATCCACGACCAGTGAACTGTGTGATCTGTTGCGGAGCGGCCTGCTTGTATTGTCTTGCCAGATTCTCGTAGTTGCGTGTTGTTTGACGACTTAAGTTTTCACGCTGACGGTCTAAATCAGCGATGCCCAATTTCCACGCACCTTCAGCACGCTTACGACCCAGATTAAAGTCTGTCTCTGCAAAAGAAATATCTGCCATTACTATACCCTATCTCGTTCTACTACGGGAGACATAACATGAAAAACCCAACAGGCGTACTAATCCTATCGTTACCACTAGTTGACGTAAGAAAATGTATTGTCACATTATCCTTATCCCAAGAATCAATATGGAAACCACCCTGACTGTGGGTCGGTATACCCTCAAAATGTTCAGTAATCAGAATACAACTAGGAGTAAACGGTGCGCCATGCGCCACCGTAAACTCCCCAGCACCATCAGTCATACCATGAAACTCGCCCCAAACACCCACGGTCTGATTAAAAAACTCAGTCAATGACAAAGCAGTATCAGTCATCGCCCTAGAGTTCTGATCCGTGTAACTAGGAAGAACAGGAGACATCCACTTACGCCCAGCCTTATCCATCACACACGCACCTTGCGGAACGAATAGCGGAACACAACACCATTCACACCCCACTTAGCACCAGACGACCCGAACCTGATCTGCACAGCACGAGCCGAACCCAACGCTTCGCCACGCACCGTGTCAGACCCATAGTTCTCAGTCCAACTTTCAATATCGTCAGGAGTACCCGACGCATCGGAAACAAAATCGACATCAAACTGTCTATCAAAATTGAATGTGTTCCAATCATGGAACACATCCACATTCAACTGGTATTCGTCAGCAACCCTAGACACAATGAACTCTGGCGAACGCCAAAACTTACGGGCTTGTGGTTGCCCCAGATCCTGCCAACCCATCGTATAGTAGCCATCAAACACCGTGTCAGTATCATCAACGCAATCAGTAGCCAAAGCAGGATCAAACTTTAAAACCTTAGGATAATACGGATGAATATACACACCGTTTGTGATCCCGTCAGGGAACACAAAATCGACACCACCAACCATTGCATGGCCGTCAGCCGTGCGATAACGCGACCAAGCCCCACCCTTACCAACACTAGGATCAAACACAAAACTGGCTGTCGCTACAGGCGGACGAATATATCCGTCATACTTAACTTCTTCATCATCATAGATGCCACCAGCGATCTGTGTGCCATCATAGTTCTGGAAATCGTCAGGGCTAACACCAACAGGTAAACTTACAAACACTTTACGTTTCATCCAGTCAACATGCACAGCATCCAAAGCGTTCTTGTTGATCTCACCAGACTGGATCAAAGGACGCAACTGTTGAAACACGTCAACAATAGATGAACCATCGTAACGGAACACCCCGTCAGGCCAAGAAAAGAAATACACAGCCTGTTCGCTAACCGCAACAGTCTGCGACGAATACGTGCCCAACTCCTGTGTTAAAGGAACCAACTGGAAAGTGCTCGCATTGTAACCATGAATAGCAAACACAGCACGATCCTTAAACACAAGTATATGGTTCGAGAACGGAACCAGCGCACGGATACCTTGACCCCCGCCAACAACGTCAATGTAATCGTTCTCACGCCACGACTCAGGGAACAACGGATGCGACCAGCGCACCCTGTCAGGATAAGATGTACCGTTCTCGTCTGTGGCCGCAACCCAGATACGATCAACATGGCTAGCGACATGATCTGCAGTTGGCATAAAGCCAGTTGTCGGAGACAACAAGTCATCCTGCCAAGCACCAGAACCGCTAGGAGTCAACGCAGTAGCAACATTGCCATCCCACCTGTGCGAAGCGGTGCCCTCACCGCAAGCAATATACAACTCAGGCTGGCTACCAATCCACTCCGCAAACTCCGCACCATACTCGTTAGTAGTCGCAACATCAACAGAAGAACCATTCTGAATCACATCAAAAGTATTTGAAGTAGCATAAAAGATTTTATCGTTAGCAGTAACAATCAACTGCGGGCTAACAACCCGCCAATGAAACAACTTGTGAGGAGCAAAGTTGGCGGCAGAAATGCCGCCAATATCTACACTGTTGACACATGAAGAACCATCACGTTGCTGGACACCACCCCTAGGGTCAATGTCCACATTCAACATGTCAGGTGACTCATTCTTACCTAGATTGAAAACGTCGGCACGAAGATTCAAACCACCCGTAAAGTCCTCTATAGCGGCAACAGAAACCATCAGAAACTCATGTAATCCCAACGGCGGCCAGCACCACCACTAGACAAACGGACAGGAGCATACGAATCGGCCTTCATCACATCACGCCTAGCAAACGCAACCGTGTCATTAAACGAACGCTCAAACTCCTGTGCAGGTTGAAACGCTTCCTGCATCTTGTAGATGCGAGACACAGAATAATCAACCAACGCCAAATCAAACGCCTCCACCCCATCAGGAGCAGTACCAGCAGTCACCCAATCCTCAGCCTCACGATAGGCACGCACCTGAAACGTGTAATCCTGTGCGGGAGTAGGGAAGAAATATATTTCTTCACCCCAATAAGCAACAAACATCGGACGACCAGCCGCATCCTGAACACCAAGATAATCCTGCTCAGCCTCATCCAACGAAATCATCGTCAAACGATGATTCGATGGATCAACAACACTAGCAATCTCACGAATGTTGTGAACGCTAAAATCATCAACATCATACTTGCGTTGATCGGCAGTAACCGTCATTTCAAACGACACTTCAAGGAACGGCCAACGCCGTTCCAAATCTATAATACGATTATACCCATCACGAACAAACAGATCCAACAGACCATCAGAAACATCAGCAGTAGAAACCTCTGTTATCTCCCTAGCCTTTGAACGGATATCACTCAGCGTCAGACGTGCCATCAGACATCTCCTTCTTAGACTTGATTAAACCCATAGAACGAGCATGACCAAAACAATAATCCGTGCCCTTGGCCTTACGGCCTGTGCACGTATCTTCATTAGCGGCACACAGATTGCCCCTACCTAGATACGGCGCAGACGGAGCCGCTAGGCGCGCTCCGTCCATGTGGGCTAGACGTGCATCGTTCGCTGGTCTGCCATAAAAAGAATATGCTGGTACTCCACTCATACAATATGCCTTCTCGTTCTAAGCCCTAGACGGAATCAAAGCGTCCATGACTGCATTCCTTCTTAACAGGTCGTCAAAATACTTAGACGTTTCAGGATACAACTCAGCAAATTTTAGTTTTTTCCCACTTAGAATATCCTTCACCACCCATCCATCTTCTTTATCATTCAAATAAAGCATAAATCTTTCCGCAAAATCTTCCACATTTTCATGCGATTTGCTCTTTGAGTAACCAGTAATAAAATCACCAGTAATGTCTAGGGTTTCGCCGCCAGCATTGTAAATAAGCAAATCATTAGAACTGTCAGGGAATCTGTCCTTTATCGAACCTAGTGTCTGATCCTTTTCAATAGCATTTCTATACTCATCTTGTTCAGACATGAAGTCACGTTTATTATCTTCAGAATAAACAAACGGAAGCCAGTCGGTTGCCCCTCGGCCTTGCTGAACACCAGCAAGACCCCTGTCTAGAATATGTCCTGCTTCATGATTGGCAATACTATCCCAGCCACCCGTTCCGTATTTCATAAAATCCTGATTGAAATAGATTGCTTGGTCAGAATCTAAAGCAAATTTGCCAGCACTATCGCCAGTAGCAACCCATCCCGCCGCATCATCGTAGGGTCGAGACAAAAAGTTTAAAACGTCTGGACGAATTGACTCAGGCATCTGAGAAACAGACTTTGAAATATCGTGAATAGGTTTCGGCTTGCCGCTACCAAAATCTTGCAACAAAGTTTGCATGTTCATATCTACAGCAGGAATGTTGTAGGTGCTAGAAGCCGCCGCCATCGCACGAAGAAATTCATTTTGCGGCAACTGCACCTGATGTAAAGCCCAATCCGCAGTAGGATAATATGAAGCATAACCTACAGGGTGCCAACTAGGAGAATTTCGAGACAAAGTAAAAAGAATGTCATCATCACCAAGATTCTGAATTGCTGGATCATTTCTTGTCTCATCGAAAACAGAAAAATCTACTTCTCTAGCACTAGCGTTTAAAGGATAATCTGGTTCAATGAAATCTTTCATTGCACCAGAATCGTAAGCCTTATTGAAGAACCGCATTGATTCTCCACGAGCAGGATTGTTTCGATTTAACTTTGCCTCTACCAACAAGTCCAACATGTTTTCATACATGTTGTCACCAGTAACATAACTGGTTGGAGGGATCAAAGGTGCCATCAGCGCGTAGGCGGCAAGAACCTAAAGTGTTCTCCAACAACAGGCCCACTGGCTCCACGGATAGGAGTACGAGGACGAGGGCGACGAGGAGAAGTACCCTGAGGTTCAGGCATAGTCCACTTCGGAGTGTAAGGCATACCAACCACAGGAGCAGGAATCGGAGTAACACCCTGCGGATAGTAACGTCCAACACCAGTCTGCGTCAACGCCCTAGGATCTAGCCCATCGTTGTGTGCGCTACCACGAGAAGAACCAATGCCGTACCCATCGCTAGATGGGTACATATAAAACTGGGTTTGAGAATCCCACCAATCGTTTGCCGTATTCTTAGCCATGGCAGTATTACCAGCATTGCTAACAGGACGACGAGGACGATTGCGACGAGCAGGACGAGTCGTATTAGGATCACCAGTAGTAGCCCTAGTATTGCGACTAGCCGAACTACCATTACCTAGTTCGATTGCAGATTTCTTTCCACCTTTAGGCATAGTTACTCCTATCTAATTTTCAAATACAAAGTAAAGTGTGTGGTGGGGGCGGGGGTGCACCCCCACCACACAACAATGCTATCAGGCGGTGCGACCCGTCAACTTGCCCTGCTTCGCACGGTTGCGAACAGTCAAGTTGCCGTAGCACATGATGAGCGCATACTGCGCATCAAGGTTCTCTGGGCGGACAAATTCTGTCTGCGAGAACCACTTACCTGAGTGACCAACGAGGGTCAGGTACTTGGAGTTAATGAAGAACATCGTTCCTACTGGAGCGTGC